AATAGTTAAACAACTACTGCTGTTATTGAAGAGTAATAGTTAAACAACTACTGCTGTTATTGAAGAGTAATAGTTAAACAACTACTGCTGTTATTGAAGAGTAATAGTTAAACAACTACTGCTGTTAAAAATAGTTAAATTATAATAATATTAGTTATTTAAAAATAACTAATATATTATAAATGGCCACTGATTTTTTTAATTATATATATTTATTATGTTATAAATTTTTTATATTTTTATCTTGTAAGACAAAGTATGAAGAAGAAGAAGAAGTAGTTAATATAATGATTAGATAAAATGTTTCTAAAATATAATAATATAAATGTTATTATTATATTTTCTATTTAGTTTTTTTTATTATACAACATCTATTATTAAACCAAAAATAATTAGAACACCATTATATAGATCTATACCTTTAATTAAAATGCATGATATGGTAATATTAGAGAATCCAGAGCTTAACAATGTTTTTGTAGTTGATTTTAGTCCTGTAGAAGATATAAGTAAGCCATATGTATTATTTAGAATGTTTACTGGAAATAATATAAAAGGTAAACTTAGAGTTTTTTATGTGGAAAAGAAAAATATAATAAATGAGCTTGGAAAAACACAAAAACTACATGATTTAAATGAAATTAAAAATTATAATATGGATATTTATAATATAATTAATAATTGGAATACATCATTTAATGTTTATAATCATAATTGTAAAGATTTCAGTAAATATCTTATAAAATCGTTTAATCTTTTAAAGATTTAATATATTTATTTAAATATTTTGCAAGATTTTCTTGTATTTTTTGTGATGTAAATGTTTCATCATTAGTACATATAAATCTATTATAGAAAAAACTAGTAGGATCAATTTCTAATTCATTTGCATATATTCTAACTGGTGTGTCAAAATCATCTATTTTTATAGAGTATTCATCTTGAAATTCTGGATCAATAGCATATGATACATCAATTCTAAATAAAATTGGTAATCTATCTTGAGTCCATACTATTTTTATATAATCTTTAAAAAGTTTTTTTGCAAATTTAACTATATTAACTAATAGATCAGAGTTTTCTTTATTTGTTAAACAATAATTAGGTACTTTATCACCATGTGCTATATATTTAGCTCTACCATTATGGAAAAACACACGATATTCATTTTTTCTTTTTGTAACGACTTTATTAAAACCTTGAATTATATAATATCTATCAATTCCTTTATCCATATTAATTGCATTAATTTTTTTACCCCAAAATTCTTTATAATTAAGTGTTCTAACTTTATGTTTAAAATCATAAAAATCTACAATATTATCTCGATTAAATATTTTTACTTGTTTTGCTTCATATGAATATCCTTTCTTAATTACTATTTTTTGAAAAATTTTAAATAATTTTTCAACTACTTTGTACATTGTTTGTGTTATAATTTTTTCATCTTGATATGGTTTATAGTTAGTAAATTTTAATACTTGTGTATGTGGTAAACTTGCATATTTTAATTTAATGTTTAATATATTATTATAATTTTTAGAACCAAACATATCAATAATATCGACAGGTGGATAAATAAATACTCCTAAAGAAAATAAATACTTTTTCATCTCTAAAATTGTAAAATTATTTAAATTTGCATCTGATAATACATCTTGAAATAAAAAAATAGCTTTAATGTTTTCTTTTTTTATTTCATTTATTTTTTTTGTTAATTCTTGTGGATTCTGTAAAATAATATAATTGTATCTCTTATCTTTTTTTTTTCCTAAATAATTTAATAAAAAAGTAGATTCAGTAAATAATGGATTTGATTCTTTTTTAAACCAATATTCTTCACCTAATATTAAAATATTTTTCATATTATTATTACTTATATAAAAAAATTTATCTATATAAATAATAATGAACAAATTTAAAACATTAGTTAATACAAATATTGATTTAGTTAATGATCCTTTTATTAAGAAATCAAAAGAAATTCTAAGCATAAATAATCCAAAAATAAAAGGCTCCTATGTAAAATATGGAAAAGAAAAATCATGTGACCTAGATATGGAAGAAAAAATTAATATTTCAAATTTAAATCAACGTAACGAATTACTTAAAAAATTATTAGATAAACTTATTCATAATAAAATAAAAATAATATTATTGATATTTTATTTTGATGATTTTAGAATTAAAAATATTTTAAATTCATTAGGTTACGTAACAGGGTTACTTGAAATAAAAGACTGTAATTTAAATTTTGAAATTGATAAAACTTTACCAAGTAAAATTAAAGAAAAAATAACTAAGAGAACAAATAAATTAAAGAATAAATTAAATATATCAAATTATATTAAACTATATCGTTATTTATATAGATTAAATAATCAATCTTGGAAATTGTCTGAATTTATTAATGGTGAAAAAAATATAAATGGCCAAAATATTATATTATCTGAATTAAATTTTACAGATGTATATGTTGAAGTTTTACTTGATAATTTTAGAGTTTCAAACTATATTAGTTTTAGTAATAAAAATAAAAATAAAGCTCCTTTCTATTCGAGTGAATTAAATGATTTAATTAATAATAAAGAAATATTTTATTATATTATCTTAAAAAAAATTCAAGTATTTTTAAAATGGGCATATTTTAATAGAATATTCAAAGAAAAATATATAATTGATAATGTAGCTAATACATATAATGAAATATATGATTTCCGTGAAAAAATAGGAAATAAATATTATCAACTTTGTATGTTAGATAATTCACTTTTAATTAATAAAGAAGATAAATTTAAAAATAAGTATCAAGTAGAGTTTGATAAAATTAACATATTAAGTAAAGATATATATGATAAAATAAATAAACTTTACAATAAATATTTGAATTTATATTTACGCTTTAATTAAATCTTCATTTCTAAAAAATTCATTTTTAATTTCATTTATTAAATAGAATTTTTGATTTTTTTTTGATTTATAATTTTTTAATGCAGGTGGCATTATGTCGTGTTTTTCTAGTTTAATTTTATTTTCTGAAAAGTATTCTTTTAATGACACAACCCAAAATTTGATATTATCTAATGAATAACTAAATTCTAATTCAATATCTTCTATTACTTCATTTTGTAATCTATAAACATTTAATAAAAATTTGTAATCCCTTTCATATAACATCTCTAATAATTTTATACAAGTATTTGCATCGTTTTTAGATAAAGATGTATATAGACCAATACGTTTTTCATTTAATAAACATTCAAATTCGGAAAAGTAATCATTTGTACAACGTACATAATATACTTGTTCTTTTTTTGATTTACGTTCTTTAGTATAATAATAATCTAACAAATCATTAATTAGTTTTCTAATTTTCTGAACAAATATCATATAATAATTATTTTATAATAAGTAATTATTATGTTCAATTTTTATTATTTTCTTTAGAAAATAATAAAATTCTAGTAGATGGGTTTAGAATTTACAAAGTAAATTCTAACACATCGGTACAATTTTTATCAATCGCTCATAATAGAATTTACATGGTAAATTCTATTGAGAGCAGACAATTTTTAGTAGATGGGTTTAGAATTTACGTGGTAAATTCTATTGAGAGCAGACAATTTTTATAGTAGATGGGTGTAAAGCAAATACTTGGGAACGAATAGATTAAATGAAATACTTGGTAAACCAAGTGTAAATACTAACGATAGTCCTTTGCTTTTCTGAGTTTCTTTCCAATCATTTTCCTATTGTACTTAGAAAACTTATGCGTGTTGTAGAAGTTGCCGATGTCTCCAATGTTTGGGAGAGACACTTCGAAGAAATAGTGACATTGCGGGCAAAATTCAGTGGGATCCTGGAAGGAAAATTCACTGGTAGAATAGAGATGTTGCAAACGTATTCCAATCTTATCGATCTTGAATGGTCGTATGGGTCTTTGTGGCTTTCTTTGCGAGGCAGCCTTATAAATCTGGGTTTTAATGGGTGTTTTCTCCATACCTAAATAATGAGTGTATTATATAAAAAAATTTTCAATTTTTTTTATAAAGATCAATTGGGAGCAGACAATTCTAGTATATGTACAACTAAAAAAGTTGAAATTTATTTATTAATCCTAGCTTAATTTATATTTATGATGAATAATCTTATATTATATAGTGATGTTTTACGTTTCAAGGATATTCTAAATGATCCTATTGAGTTAGACAAATCACCAGATTTAAAATGGGCAATGGAAAAAGTTCATAAAGTTGTTTTTGGTGATAGATTTAATAATACTTTTGAATTAACTCCTAATATTATTGAAGTCTCATTTGGGACTAAATTTGATCAACCCATAACCGATAAAACATTTTATTCTTCTGTTAAAATTGTTACCTTTGGTGAAAATTTTAACCAGCCAATAGATATATTAGAAGATTCTAATATAGAATGTTTAATTTTTGATGGATTTTACAAAGGTAAAATTACTAAATATCCAAAAAATTTAAAAAGACTTGTTATTAATAATGGTTTGATGTATAAACTAGAAAATATACCAGTTCTTGAATCATTAAATATTAATGGAAATTATAACTTTCCATTAAATTTGAAAGAAGGTTTAAAAGAAATTTCTATTACCGATTCAAATTTTAATCAATCAATTGATAACCTACCGGATTCTATTACAACTATTCAAATTGTATCTGGTGATTTTAATTATGATATTCAAAAGTTGCCAAAAAATCTGAAAAATTTAGTTATATACTCAGATTATGATGGAAGAATATATCAATTACCTGATAACATTGAATATTTATCTTTGCTTGTTGACGATGATGTTTTAGAAGAATGTAGTTTTACTGAAAAGTCAAGATTAAAATATATATCTTATAACTGGTTTACTGAAGATATGTTTAATAGGTTACCAGATTCTATAACGACAGCAAAAATAACATGTGGAGGAGTTACAAAAATAAATAAGTTTCCAAAAAATTTAAAATACATTGAACTGTCACATGATTTTGATGATGATTTATGTAATTTTCCAGATTATATTACTACTATAGTATATCCTTTTGATAGTGGGTCTAAAATAAAATCATTCACAAAAGTTCCTAAATCATTAAAAAAAATTTATCTTCCAAGATCATACAATGGTAACCTTTCTGAATTACCAGATACAGTAGAAGAAATTATTTTTGATAGTTATTGTAACTGTAATATAAATTCATTAGTTTTACCTAAACAGTTGAAATCATTAACTTTACCAAAGAAAAGAATAGCTGTATGCGATGATATTGAACCACCAGCAAAAAGGATAATTAATATCTAAATATTATTATATGGTAAATATTAAAAAAAGTTTTACTTTATTCTCATTATTAATTACTGCAATTAATGGTTCTATTATTGATAAATTTAAATCATGGTTAATAAAACATAATATAGAAATGTCAGATGATACTTTATTTGACAATTGGCTAGAAAATGATATTTATATTAAAAAAATAAATGATGGTAATTATACATATACTTTAGCACATAATGCATATTCTGGGTATTCAACTGATGAATTTTTTCAATTAATGGGTTTTAATAATATTTATAATCCAAAAAATAATTTAAGAAGTAGTTTAATCAGTGGTAATCTTCCTGAATCAATAAATTGGATTTCTAAAGGTGCTGTTAATAAAATTAAAAATCAAGGACAATGTGGATCTTGTTGGGCTTTTTCTACAATTAGTAGTGTTGAAAGTGCTGTAGCAATTAAAACAGGAGTTTTAAATTCATTATCTGAACAACAATTAGTTGATTGTGATAATAAAGATCATGGTTGTAATGGTGGTTTAATGGATAATGCTTTTACATGGATTGAATCAAATAATGGCGTTTGTTCAGAAATTGAATATCCATATACATCTGGTGTTACTAAAAAGAAATCGACATGTCAAACAAAATGTTTAACAGTTTCTAATACTGATATAGTTAAATTTGTTGATATTCAACCTAATTCTGACGCAGCTATGATGAGTGCATTATTACAACAACCAGTATCAGTTGCAATTGAAGCAGATGGTAAGGATTTCCAATTATATTCATCTGGAGTATTTACTGGAAAATGTGGTACTAATTTAGATCATGGGGTTGCGTTAGTTGGTTATGGTAATGAAAATGGTCTAGATTATTATATATTAAGAAATAGTTGGGGTGAATCATGGGGTTCTGGTGGTTATATGTTCTTAGGTAGAGGTAATGATCCATCAACTAATAAACCATACAATGATGGCAAAGGTCAATGTGGTGTTTTAGGCGAAGGATCTTACCCAATAGTATAAAAAATATATAGACATATATAATATGTATAATTTTATTTTCTTAGAATTGAATACACAAAATCTAAATAATTATGTTAAAACTGTATCATTTTATAAATATACAGATGTCATTTTAATTGTACCATTAAAAGAATATAAAGATTTATGGTGGAATTTTGATGATTTGATAAACGCACAATTAACATCATTAAAAGAATTAAATATTTTAATGAAAAGACATAATATTACTATTAAGTTAGCAAAGCATATCTTATATCAACCATTTGGTTATAATAAAAATAATTTTCTTTAACAATATAATGACAATTATTAATAATATAGAAATAGATATTATTAATTATAAAAAAAATATTATCAAAGAAGCAATAATCAATAATGATCCTATTGAAAATAAATTACATGTAATAATTGTAATATCAAATCCATGTTTATATGCTAGAAGATATATTTTAGCTAGAGATTTTATAAAAAGATTTGAAGAAGAGGAAACTGATGTAATATTATATGTTGTTGAAATGATTTATCCAGGACAGAAATTTATAGTTACTGATTCTAAAAATAAGAGACATTTACAATTAAAAACGGAAGTACCTATTTGGCATAAAGAAAATATGATTAATGTAGGTGTAAAAAAATTATTACCTAAAAATTGGAAAGCATTTGCATGGATTGATGCTGATATAGAATTTGAAAATCCATCATGGGCAATGGATACTTTAAAAATTCTAAATGGAACAAAAGATATTGTACAGATATATTCTCATTGTGTAGATTTAAATCAAAATAATATAGCAATGAATGTATTTAATAGTTTTGGTTATAAATTTACTAAAGAAGAGCCATATTCAAATGTAGGAATAAATTATTGGCATCCTGGGTTTGCATGGGCGTGTACTAAAAAAGCTTATTTAAAAATGAATGGACTTTATGATCAAGGTATATTAGGTTCTGGAGATAATATAATGGCATTATCCTTTATTAATAATGGATTAAAAGCAATTAATGAATTTTCATCTGAAGAATATAAAGAAAGTATATTACATTTTCAAAATAATGTAAAAAATTTAAGATTAGGATATGTACCTGGAGTTATTAAGCATTATTTTCATGGAACAAAGAAAAATAGAAGATATACAGAAAGATGGAAAATATTATTAGATTATAATTATTCACCAAAGATCCATATTAAATATAATAAAGAAGGTATTTTAGTACCAACAAATGATTGCCCTGGTGAACTACTTGATAGTATTCTTAATTATTTTAAAGAACGTAATGAAGATGAATTTTATAATTAAAATATAATATATTATAATATGTTAAAGATTATTGCAAATAAAAATAGTAGTAAAAAAATAAATTCAGATAGTCATATAATATTAGATAAGAGTAATAAAGTAAATAATATAAGAAATATAATAAAAACAACAGAACCACTTGAAGATAAATTAAATATTATTATTGTTATTTCAAATCCATGTTTATATAAACGACGATATATACTTGCTAAACAATTTATAGATAAAATAGAATCTGAAGAAACAAATGTTAATTTATTTATAGTTGAACTTATATATAAAAATCAAGAATATGAATTAACAACATCTAATAATCCAAATCATCTTCAATTAAAAACTGATATACCATTATGGCATAAAGAAAATATGATTAATTTAGGTGTTAAACATTTATTACCTAATGATTGGAAAGCTTTTGCATGGATTGATGCAGATATTGAATTTGAAAATATTAATTGGGTTAGTGATGCATTAAAAATGTTAAATGGTCATTATGATATAATCCAATTATTTTCATATGCTTTAGATTTAGATCATAATAATAATATAATGGGGTTTTTTAATTCCTTTAGTCGCCAATTAGTTAATAATGTTGAATATAATTTATCTGGATTAAATAATTGGCATCCAGGATTTGCATGGGCATGTACTCGTGTTGCATATGAAAAAATGGGTGGATTATTAGATATTAATATTCTTGGTTCAGGTGATTCATTTATTGCATATTCAATTATTCAAAATATAAATAATTTTATTAATAATATTAATACTAATTTATCAACTGATATTAAAAATATAGTGACTAATTATGAAAATAAATGTAGTAATATTAGATTAGGTTATATTGATGGAGTTATTAGACATAATTTTCATGGATCTAAAGCAAACAGGCAATATACAAATCGTTGGTTTATATTATCAAAACATAATTTTTTACCATCAATACATATTAAATACGATAAAAATGGTGTTATTGTACCAACTAATTTATGTCCACAAGGATTATTAGATGATATTTTTAAATATTTTATTGAAAGAAATGAAGATGAATTTTTAACAGAATGATTGTATATAATAGATAGAAAATACTATCATTGATATAAAAGTTCCTAAACCAACATATTTTGTCCATACTATATTTTCTTCTTTAAGAGTATGAAATATATTTAAATTATCTAATAATTCATTATTTTTACTATTATATTTCTTTTGTTGTAATCCTAAATGAATAAATGATAAATACATAAATATTGATATAGTTACCAATATTATATATTTATTTGGATATGATTTATTTATCATTATTATAATTACCATACCAAAATAACCAATATCTGCAAAATGATCCAAGTAATCACCTAATACTGTTACTTGATTAGTAGTTCTAGCTAAATTACCATCTAAACAATCAAGAAAATAAAATATTAGTGTACCAAATACTGGAATATATAAATTACAAGAATATTTAAATTTATAAATAATAAATATCCCAAATATAATTCTAGTTATTGTTATGTCATTTGGTGTTATATTATATTTTTGACATATTTTTATTAACTTCTCACATATATTTATTATAATATTGTCGATTGGGTTTTCAAAATCTGGATGTATTTTTCGACCTTTACTAAATTGATCCATATTAAATTAATATAGAAAAAAATGATTTAAAGAAATATTTGCTTATATATTTGAGGTTGGTTTCCCGAGTGGTCAAAGGGGTGAGACTTAAGCTCTCATGCAAATGCTTCGTGGGTTCGAACCCCACACCAACCAATATCAAAATATTAGTGAATAATTATTCACTAATATTTTAATCAACCAAATAACTATCAATTGATTCAATATATTTATTTACTGCTTTGTAAATATCAATCTCTTCACCAACAATAAGTACCGGTACATTATATAGATCGGTAATTATCATTTTAAGTATATAAACTGATATAATTAGCAATGATTTGATAATTATATCATTTTTTTCGGTCATAACAGAAGATAATAATGGATTATTTTCCATAGAATCAATATATTTATAACATTTGTTATTTGTATTAACAGATAACTTAAGTTTCTTTCTAAGAATTAAAATTAAAATAGTTATTTTTTTAATTTGTTCATAATATGATTCATTATTGCTAAAAATATACTGTTCTAGGCCTTCATAATCATGAATAATATTATGATAATTAGGCGGTAACAAATGTTGATCCATAATACTATTGTAATGATTTATGGTTTAATTTATTCAATTTTTATAAAGATCAATCGCTAATAATAGAATTAATTCTATTGAGAGCAGACAATTTTTATTATTTATAAAAATTCTAGTAGATGGGTTTAGAATATTCTAACACATCGGTACAATTTTTCGCTAATAATTCTAGTAGATGGGTTTATATAATTTTTAGTTAGTTTTCTTATAATATTCCTGTATCCATTTCATATCTCTATCAAGTTTATTATAATATTTTTCGTTCGATTTTTGTAATGTTCTTAATGCATTAATGTGTCTTAAAATTTTTAAGTGAGAGTTTTCTTTGTACGCTTTTTTAATAGATTTTATTCTTTCTTCGAAACTATTTTTTAATGAATAACCATATTTACTTAGTAAACCTTCATCTTCATGAGGTATTGTTATTAACTTTGGACCTTTACCTGGTTTACCTTTATCTTCAATACAGGATGGTTTAATTTTAGAATTTTTTTTGGTATAACCAATTCTTTCAATTTGACCTTTTGGACATTTACTTGTCATATATATTTGCCTATATTTTAAAATTTTTAGATATTTAAAATATTATAAAGTAAATGAAGGATGTTAGTTTCGTATAAATGAACTACTTATCTCTAGAACCACGCAAAGGTCTCCTTCATTATCTAGAGGTTCCATGCCAGATCATACCCATAATAGCAATAGCTAGGTACTCTTGGTCGCTGGGGTTTTACGCTGGTATTTAAATGGGTTAGCACCCATACGATTACCGTAAAATTTCAAATTCATAACTGGTTACCACTCAGATATTTATAAGATCAATTACTTGCATTATCGTCCTCGTTTGAGGTAGCCTTGGGGTTATCTGTTTTTGCCACAGGAAGATAAAACCTAATGTTCTTACTAGTTTGGGTTAACCAATAAAAACGCCAATAAATTGGTAAGCAAGCAACTGCTGTTTTGGAATTTAACCAAATCTTGGTAAGATTAACAACTGTTCTTCTGAAACCTATTTTAAACTATATGACAACTTAAACCCGTCATCAAAAGTTTTATTCACACTCTTTCCAGATCGTGGTTCTAAAGAACCATTAGAACTATATATGAGCATAAATTGGTGGGTGCATCGGGGCGTATGCACTTATCATAGGCGAACCATCCGTTTTGTGTAAGACCGGAAACTCAACTAACTTTTTTCATAGCATCTAGTAAACCTTTAAAATTTCAATTTTTATAGAAAAATTCTAAACCTATATACTAGAATTTTTATAAATAATAAAAATTGAAATTTTTTATTATAACATAGCTATAATTATTTTAATGAGTACTCTTGAAATAGATAATAATAATGAACAATTAACTTGTTTACATATCAGTGCCAATTTAGATTTTAGTGAAAAACCTAAAATGCTACTTATTAATAGTAGCCAAGCTAAAGCAGAGGGAAATATGTTACTAGGTAAATTCTATGTGATTCATATTTTAGAAAAAGATATAATTTTAATTGGTATATGTAAAGGGAAAGCAATTCGTAGAGCAGATTTTCATATTCATGTAGAAGTTAGAGACAATGTAATAAAATCATTGAATAAAGATTCATCATATTATATTGGCTATGATTTTACAAGCCACCACAATTCAATTGAATTTGAAAAGTGGAATCAATATGAAAGGTGTAACATTTATTTATATGACTAAAAAGAATCTAAAAAAGAAATTGTAAGTTAATATATATGATAAAAATATTTTTTTTATTTTTAAGTGTGGTACAATCATTAGATTTTTTTAATCACTGGCATTGTATTGGTATTAAGAACAAAATTGATTTATCAAAGCCATACAAAGTTAATATTGGTGAATTACCATTAGTTTTGTGGAATGATAAAAAGAATAATAAATTAATTACAACAATAAATATTTGCAAACATATGGGATCAAGATTAGATAATGGAGTAATAACTGAATCAGGTTGTTTAAAATGTCAATACCACGGTTTAGAAATGTCAAATTTAGATAATTTTGGTGAAACCATCGAATATCAAGGTAAAATTTTTTGGTCTTATAAACCAAAAAATAAAAAACCTGGAAGTATACCATTTTATAATAATAAAGAATATGAAACTTCATTTCTAGAAATAGATATGGATTGTTCTTTAACTGATAGTGCTTTTAATACAATGGATATTAGACATCCTGAATATGTTCATAATAAAATAGTTGGCTTTGGTAATAATATTTATCCAACAAATATAAAATATTATAATTGGACAGATCAAATAGGTTTATCATTTGATTATTCTTCAAATAGAATAATGAGACAAATAAATGATAATACAAGAAAAACAAGTAATTTTCATATGTATCAATATCCATCATTTACATGGTCGCGTGTTAGTTTTAATGAAAAACATTTAATTATTGGTGTTAATTTTTTACCATTAGGTAAAAAGAAAACAAGATGGTATGTAACTTTATGTCATAATTATTATAAATCAGAAATAGGTAAAAAAATAATGAAATTATTGGCATTAACAATATTAAGTCAGGATTTTATTCAAATGTATAATCAATATGAAGATAACGAATTAAAAAAATTAATACTATTCAACCATAAGTTTGTAGATGAAGAACCAATTCTAGAATTAAATAGATTATTCAAAAATTATGAATACCCTGATGTTAATTTATGTGCTGAATTATATAAAAAACATATTAGCGAAAATCAGGATTCCAATCATTAAATCCATTAATAAATTTAATCATAAATGGATTAAAAGTATCTGGTTCAAGTTGTGAATGTTCAAAGTCAATAATCCAAATCTTGTCATCATATTCTATAAAATTATAACCGGTTATATCACTATATTCAATATTATTTGAATATAATATTTTAATTACATTTCTTATATTATTAAATAATTCATTACTAATATTTATTGCATCTTCTCCATAAAAATCAGACACATTCATAAAAGGTATTTTTTCCATTATCATAATTTTTGTTTTTTCATCATAACTTATAATTTTCGGAATATTAACTATATTTAAATCATATACATATTTATGCATATTGTATTCATGTAATTCCACGTTATGTTTTGTATATTCTTCCATAAAATATTTAATTATAATTTAATTATATTATAATTCAATATTTCTTATCAAGTTTATTATAAATATCATCAATTCTTTTATTAATATAGTCTAGTTGTTTACTTAATTGATTATGCCATGGGTATAAAATAGTTAATTGAAAAGTTAATGCTGATGTAGCTATTACTAAATTTAAAAATGGTAGTTTTTTATAAATTTCAGTCATAAATTTTAAATTATTAATTTTATTTGTAATTCTAGTAAACATGAACATTGATATTATAAATATATTATTCTCTAAATAGATATTTTATTTTCAGTTAATGACATATATGAAGTTAAATCATCAAATATAATTTTATTTATTAATTCTATATCAAGTATTTCATAATCATTTTTTATTTTTAGTATAATTGATTCACATATATTTTTAATAGTTGAATTATAGTCTATTATATTATTATTTTCAGATGATTCAATCCATTGATTACAGTAATCATTAATAATAATATTTATTTTACTTGTATCAAATAAGGGTTTTGATAAAAATAAGTTATTTTTTTCAATATAATTAGTTTGTAATAATAATAATTTAGGACTAAAATTTATTTTTAAATTTGGTTTATATTGTAATTCTTGTAATGTTACTAATAATAATCTTTCAACCCATCCGCCATCACATGATTCATTTTGACTATTATCTAATAAAGAATCAATATAATTATTTTCAAAATTTGAATATGCATTTAATACAGATACTGCATAAGTTTTAATAAAATTAATAAATGATATATTATCTAATTCAACTAGTGCATTTGCTAATCTAATATATAATTCACCAATTGTTATATTAGTTAATCCAATACGTTCAGTTAAGAATCGTGTATTGTTAATATAGATCATATTAATTATTTTTTTATCTAATCTTGATATAATTTTTTTGCATAAAATAACATTATCGGAATAATCAAGTGAATTTATTTTATTATCAAAAATATTTTTGAATTTATTTTTAAATTCAGTTAAACTAAATAATCTAGTTTTTGATCCATCATCCAAATAAATATAAAAATTATATAATGATGATCTTAATTCAACAAATTTTTGATGTATATCCATAGCTATTGAATATGCAGTTGATATATTTACTGGTCTAGTTGGTATTAAATCATTTCCTTCATAAAAAAATGATAATCCTCGTTCACGCCGACGTTGTACTTCTTGTTGTAATTGTTCATCAAATATACGTCTTTCAGTATTTATTCTTTCTCTTTCTTGTGTAATCTTATTTTGTAATTCTATAACTTTATTTTGATCTAAATTCAAATCTATTAGTCTAACAAAACCACATGAGCTAATAGTATTAATATTTTTGTTTTCATTAATCCATGTTATATTATTTACTTCACACCATTCATTATTTACTAATTTATATTTTATTAAACTATCTTGAGGAATATCTTTTATTATTTGTGGTCGTAATTTACGTTGATTTATTAAGCTTGGATATAATTGTGTATCTATATGTGTTATTGCATAACTATCAGTTATGTCCATTATTATACTTATTATTTTATTTTTTATCTATTATAATAATGACTTATCAAGAAAAATATTTAAAATATAAAAATAAATATCTACAAATGAAAGATATATTAGGAGGTGCTAGCCTTGTTCAACAAAACTATTGTTCATTTGATTATAGTGAAATTTTATCAATAATTCCAGAATATTTTACTAATCTTACAGAATTACAAACTACTTATCCAAATATTGAAATTAAAGGTAATCGTGTTTTAAAAATTAATATTTTCACACCACAAATTTTTCAAGATATAAATAGAAGATTATCACCAATTCAACCAGTTATTATATTACGATTAATTAATAATACAAAAAGTTTTGAAGAAATAAATTCATCTAATTTTACTGATACTGAAATTACTAGATTATTACAAGATGATAAAGTAATATATAAATTTATTCTTTCACCACGAATAATTACTAAAGATCTTATTGAACATTATAAATATACTTTCAACGAAATATTAAAACAAGAAAAGGTTGAAAATGTACATAATGAAATTGAACCAAGAGGAATATTATATAAATGTGATTATGACTTTACACAAGTAAGATATAGAAATTATAAACAAGTCTATCAACCAGTAATAACTATATTCGACTCTGGAAATTCTTCATCAACTTTAATTCATAATAGTGTTGTTACTACATTAGGTTTAAATAAAATTCCAATAATAGTTAGTCATAATAGTATTATTGCATTTAATAATATTATGGATGAATTAAAATTAGAAGGGTCCAAAATAGACTTAAGTATAAATTTAACAATGGACGAATTTATTTTTAAAATAGATAATGTTGCTGATCATATTAGAGAATATTATAGAAAACCAAAATCAAATTCTGAAAATAATGAAGATTTACTAATATATTTTAATATACGAATTGCATCTGGTGTTGGTGGTGTTGGTAGTGTAGTAAAGTATACAGTTTTATTACCATTTGAAATTATAGGAACTAATAAAAAATATTATATCGAAGCACATGTAAATGATGCATTCGAAGGAATATTATTTTCTAAACATGATATGGCTTTGCTAGAAAAAAGATCTATTTCTTTTGGATATAATTCTGCATTTGAAGAACGACATAATGAATTGGAAACTCTTCGTAAACAATATGATGATAATGAAGAATTTTACGACTTACAGACTTTAATATATGGAAGACAAAGTCGTATTATTAGATCTTATCATGAAAGACGTATTAGTATAACAAAACAAATGAGAGTAATTAGAGAAAGTTTTGTACCAATTATAGATATTTTTGCAACATTACCTCCATGTTCACCTGGGATTGCTTTAGGAAGAAGTGATAGTGGTGGTCACACAGAAGTTAAATTTGAAACTACATTTTCTCCAGAAACAGTATTTGAACAAATATTTCAATCTATTCCAGCTAAAAGTGAAGACGAAAAATTATTAATTTTATCAAAATTAAAAGATGTTAAATTTACAGAAGAACAACTTGAACAATTGATGGATATATTTATTTAATTTTCGTAAAATATAGAGTTATAACTAGGAATAAAATAATTATCTTTTTTTTCAAATATTTCAATACGATAATTTTTATTTTTTAATGCATTTTTAGCATCATCTAAAGTAAGAAATATTTTTAAATCTTCCCATTCACCTCCATTAGGTATTAATACATAAACAAATTCTGTCATAAATTATAATGTTATTATTTTCTTAAACAAATATACCAATTTCCTTCTTCTAGAAAAATATATTCAATAGTAAAATTATTATTTAATCTATTTATTTCTTCTTCTAATTGACCTTCTTTATAAATATGATAATATCTTTTATATTTATGTTTCCATGTTACATAAGTATCTGATTCAGAAAATTTATTTCTAGAATATTCTGGTTGTTCCATTGCCCAAACAGATATTAAAATTTTACCATCTGGTTTTAAACAACGATACATTTCATCTAATGATTTTTTACGATCTATATCATTATCTAAATGATGATATGTAGCTATACAAATTATATAATCAAATTTATTATCTTCAAATAGTAAATTTGTTATATTACCTTCTGTTACATTTAATCCTTTACTGATACATATTTTAACTTGTTCTATGGATATATCAATACCGGTAAAATTCAAGTCTTTTCTATATAACATATTTTTACCATTTCCACTTCCCAATTCTAAAACAGTTGAATTAGTTGGAATAGAATCTAGAAATTGTTTAACACCAGTCCACATATATCCTCGTGTTCTATTAAATTCATTTGCAATAGCATTGTAAATTATTTTAATATCATCCATAATATTTATGAAAATTATTTATAGTTGTATTTATCAATTTTTTAAGCAGCTTATTATTCTGTGTCAGTTAAATAATAAAATGAATCTTTTGAACTAGCGGATGAATCACTATCTGATAATTCATCATCATTAATTTCATTTGATATTAATTTATTGGACCATGTATCTTTTACAACGTCTTTATTATTGTAACTAATTTCATTTATATTTGTTAAATATATTTTCTTTGTATTATCTATATAAGAAATATCTTTTAATTCATTAATCATATTTAATAATTTTTTTTGTTTTATTTTTGATACAGAATCTCTAATTTTATCATATAGTGAAGTCATTATATTTATTGCTGAAATTAAAACTGTATCATAGAAATCTTTTTTATTTTTCTTTTCAACTTCTTTTTTATCAACATTAAAAACATTAACATATTTTCCTTCTAAACTACTATTATAAAAATTATGGTTTTCTGGAATATTTTCATTAAAATTTACATATTTTATAGCATGGTGTAAACAGTTTTTTTGTTGACGGAAAATATCTTTTATATTTTCATAAGTTAATTTATTTAATGATTCTTCACCAACTTTATTTATAATTATTGTATTGTTATTATTAATTGTACCATTATTTATATTATTATTTGTATTATTTGAATTATTTAAATTATTTGAATTTGATAAAACTATTTTATTATTTTTTAATGTTTCAATTTCATTTTTTAAAATACTATTTTCTTCTATTAAATTTAATTTATTTTTACATACTTTGGTTTCGTGTTTCCACTTATTTTGTCTATTATTAAAGATTTTATTACAGTATTTACATTTTAATTCAGAAGGTGTATTGGTATTACCATGGGTTACAAAAGTATTACCATTTAAATTAGTATTATTATGAAACTTGTTGTTATGGTTCCATAAGCTTTGGTAAGACTTATATATTTTATTACATATATTGCATTTATATTCCATTAAACGTTAAATAATATATAATAAAATAGAAATTATATGTTTATAACATTTAATTAAAATATGAAATTGAATTGTTAATAATATTTATAAACAATGATATATCATTTTCAATTGGTAATATAAATCTATCTCTATTAGCCTTCTCTCTATATATATCTAATTTAATAAGAACCATATTTTCAATTGTATTTAGATAATCTTTTTTACATTCTTTTGAATAAATAACTTCATGTTCAGCAGTTTTATTATATGTACTTAATCTATTTTTCAAATTACTTGCTTTTCCAATAATATATATTCTTTTTTTTTTATTATCTTGGGTTGTCAATATGTATATAACATTTTTACCATTACATTTTGTTCTTTTTTGTTTTTTAATACATATATCTTGTAATAATTGTATTTTTTGATCTTTTAATTCAATTTCTTTAGTTTTATTATTATGAATAAATATATTTCTAAGCCAATTGCTAACAATTATAAAAAATCTAGGTGAAATCCATCTAGATAAATCAATAGCAAGTTCAGGATGTATCCATATATCTTTATTTAATTCATAAATATTATTTTTTTTAGATATTTTTTCTAATTCAAAAATAAGTTCTTTAGTAGTATCTAATGAATACCAATCTGAATAATTTGTTTTACTTGCATTACATATTTGTGTTGCATTTATATAATTATTTTCAGTTATATTAATTATATCAGTATTATTCAAAATTAAAGAAATATCATTCAATATTAAATTATTATTTTTTATAATATTGGTATCATCAATTTTATTCTGAAGTTCTTCTATGGTTTTATTTTTTTCTATAATAATATTAATTAATTGATTATTAATAGGTGGCGATTCTTTAATTTGATTAATATCTTCTTTTAATATTTGTAAATCATTAGATATTTTGTTATCACTTAATTTATTTTTACATGTTTTTTCATGTCGCCATTTATTATTGTAATGATTAAATATTTTATTACAGTATTTGCATTTTAATTCAGAAGATGTATTAGTATTACATTGGGTTACAAAAGTATTACAATTGTTTACAAAAGTATTACCATTTTTTACAAAAGTATTACATAATTTGTCCTTAATAATATGAAATTTTTTGTTGTGGTTCCATAAGCTTTTGTATGATTTATAATCATTATTACATATTTTGCATTTAAACCCCATTAAACTCATGTAATTATATATTATAAAATAGAAATTATATTCTTAAATGTTTTATATTAAAAAAGTTTAAACGTTTAAACTTTTAAACTTTATATTTTTTTTTTTTTTTTTTTAATAAATTAAAAACTTTTTAAAAAATTGATAAAAAATAATAGTAATAATATTTGTTATATTTAATGGGAATCGTATGCACCACTAATAAAACAATTATAGAAGAACCTATAGAATCAATAATTAATAGCAAAAGTATTGATACTAAAACTAATCGAATTCATTCAGAAGATTTGAATCCTGAACAAACTACTTGTTCTGAGGATGTAACTTCACATAACAATAGTGAAGATAAAATTATAAAAGATAAACCAATCAGAACAAGAAGACAAACATATATAGATAAAACAGTATTACCAGTTAATAATGATAATATAGTTATGCTAGAAGAATTAAAAAAATTTATAAATGGTCTTCAAAATTTATCTGAATTGACACTACAAAAAGATCATTGGTATATTGATACCAGACAGTATGCTTGCCGACCAGATAAATTTGAAAACACAATTATTCGCTTTATTAAAATACATTTTAATAAAGAGGCTAATAGTAAATATTTTTTAAAATTAAGTAACTTTAAAAATATTAATTCAATGAAGCAACATATTGAATATTCTGAATTGTTTAATTTAATAAATGAAGCATAAATTTTTTTTATTATTATACTAAATATATGTTAATAAATAATTCAGTATTTACGAGTTGCTATAAATGAATTATTTTTTACTATCTAGAATATTACATATTTCTTGATAGTTTTTTTCCTTTGCGTAATCTTGTGAACTTTTTTTCATTCTATCTTTAGTAAATGCATCAGAACCTTTGTTTATGAGGTATTTTACTACTTCGATTTTATTGTTCATAGATGCAAAAAAAAGAGCAGTGCGTCCTTGTTTATCTTTCACTAGAATTAGATCTGGATCTTCTCGCACTAGATATTTTACCAAAGTTAAAACCCCCCGTTCAGAAAAGTAATGGATAAGTTTCTTGTTGTTTGTACTAGTCGAATTTATTAACCATTTTTCTTTGTTCAAAAATCGTATGATTGATTCTATCCCTTTAGAACTTGTCCAGTCCAAATCTAGCACCTGGTTAAATTTATTATTTTTGCTAATGAGTCTTAGGCATCTGCCTTCATTTCCGGGGTAGTTCATCATACTATAACCGGAGGGAACCAATGGTTGTGCTGTCTAACACCCCACCTTGGTCAGGTTGTTTCGTTTTAGAGGGGCTGCCTCCAAGGTAGAAACTTCTCATCGAACCCTGTTAGATAATCATAGTAATAGTTCACCAACATGAGTGAACCCCTATCTACATTGGAAAATGTAGAGGGCGACAAAAGACGTTAGCCAATTGTTGTTACCATAATATCCCGCGCAGTGCCAATCACTTCCTGGATAAACCTGAACAATAGCTCAGAAGATCTTGATCGCCTACTTTAAAAAAAATAAGATATATTATACACTAAAATTTTCAATTTTTATGGAAGAGTCATTGATTCGTCTATAAAGATATGGCTATTTATGATAGCAGTCTTTAATAATTTAATTTGCAAATTAGATTGAGAACAGACAATTTTTATATTTCTTAAAGGAAATATATTTCTAAGAATTTATTACAAATATTTAACTATTTGACAGAATGTATCAAAATTTATTTTTTTTTCTGATATTAAATCGGTTTTTGTCATTAATGCGTTTTTACGACGTTGCCAACGATCTTCTCGCTGTTGTAGCTCCAAGTAGTTTGCACGTGCTTCTATAAGTTGTTCTTTACGAGCTTGTTTTTCTTCTTTTAACATATAATGATGGTTTTCTCCATAATTCATCAATGCAGATAAGTTTTGTTTGTTCTTAAGATTAGGATCCATACCAATACTTATCAAAAAAAGACAAACATCTAGATTATTATTATAAGCAGCAATATGTAATGCGGTATCACCATCTTCGTTTGCATAGTTTTTATCAGCTCCTTGTGTATCTATACTCCATTTTATAAATTTAAGATTCCCGAACTTCACCATAACTATAAAAACTTTATTTTTTTCATCGTCTTTAACAGCGAAATTGGCTCGATTTATAAACCACTCAATAACATTATTATATTCAAAGTCCCAAATATTAATTGCATCCATAAATGGTGTTCCTACATTATTTATATGTACATTTATATTTGCTCCATAGTCAGCTAGCATAGTAGCTAATTCAAGATTACCATAATGTATAGCTAATGCAAAAGCAGTGTATCCTTCTCTGCTTTCTAGTTCTAGAAAAACTGAATACCATTGGTTATCATCACAAAATATAGTTGTTAATTCAAGCTGTTTATTATCGATATCTTCTGTTTCGCTATCTTTCTTTTTATGACAATATTTCTTTTTTAACATTAATTTATCATCATTATCTAGAAAACTAAGTAAGTATTCATCGTTATCATGGTTGTAAAGTCCAGGTTTAAATTTTAGTATTTCTTTTACTATTTCTATATTTCCGTTGGAACAAGCTAACATTAATGAATTTTCCCTCGCTATATTGTTAGTTCTTGAATATATGTTAGCTCCATATAATAACAGTATTTTAACAATTTCTAGAGATAATTCTAGATCGTAATCATCTTTGTATAAAGCTATTTGTAAAGGAGTAGAGAGTAGATTTTTTTTTGAAAAAATATTGACATCAGCACCAGATTCCAACAATAATTTAATAATTTTAAAATTAAAATTATAAACAGCTACATGGAGAGCATTTAATCCATCATAACCATCATCAGTCGGCCATTCATCATGTTCATCCGTATCAAAATAAGCAGGTGGTAGACATATATGTCTATTTATGTCTACTACTTTTGGCAAAATTTTTCTCACACTATCAATATCATCTTTATAAATTGAAGAACAAAGTTTAATAATTAATTTGTTTTGTTTTTTTTCAGTCATGGGTTTATTATTTTGTTTAAAAGCCATAATAACTTTATAATATGTTTGAAAATAAATTATTCAATTTTTATTATTTCCTTTAAAAAATAATAAAATTCTAGTAGATAGGTTTAGAATTTATTTTATAAATTCTAACACATCGGTACAATTTTTATAGATCAATGGCTATTAATTGCACACGCATCATATCAGTTGTTCATAACAGACAATTTTTATATTTCGTAAAGGAAATATATGTGAATAAATAAAACGGGTTTCATATACTTTCTAACAATTTATTACAAATATTTAACTATTTGACAGAATGTATCAAAATTTATTTTTTTTTCTGATATAAAATCGGTTTTTGTCATTAATGCGTTTTTACGACGTTGCCAACGATCTTCTCGCTGTTGTAGCTCCAAGTAGTTTGCACGTGCTTCTATAAGTTGTTCTTTACGAGCTTGTTTTTCTTCTTTTGACAATGGAATGCGGGTTTCATTATAGAGACGATTTGGACAATTTGTATCAATCCCTTTACCATAATCAATCAAAGGGGATAAGTTGTGATTGTTCTGTAGATTAGGATCCATACCAATACTTATCAAAAAGAGGCATGTATCTAGACGATCAAAATAAGCAGCTAGATGGAGTGATGTATCTTGGTCATTTACATAATTCATATCAGCTCCTTGAGAATATATAATCCATTTTATAAATTGTATATTACCATACGTAGCTAAAATTAGAAGAGCTTCATTTTTCTCATCCTCTTTAACAGTGAAATCGGCCCGGTTTGTAAACCACTCAATGATATCACTATTATCATATGTAATTGCTTCGAAGAAAGGTGTACCTGTATAGTTTATGTATACATTTATATTTGCACCATAGTCAGCTAACAAAGTAGCTATTTCAAAGTTTGAATTAAGTATGGCATGTGAGAAAGCAGTATATCCACTTGCATCTTCTAAGTCAAGAAAAACAGAATACAATTGACCATCGTCACAAAGTATTTTTATTAATTCATATGGATTTAAACTTTCATCATCACTATCATCAGTCTCGCTATCATCAGTCTGAGTTTTTTTATTTTTTTGTTTAACATCATCTATAAAACTGAACAAATATTCTTTATTACCATTTTTATAAATTCCTGGTTTAAACTTGAGTATTTCTTTTACTATTTCTTTGTTGGCATATTTGCTAGCTATCATTAAAGAATTCATACTTGAACATTCATCATCTGGCGTATCCATTTTTGTATATATGTTAGCCTCATATTCTAATAATATTTTTACAATTTCAGAGTAACTACGTAAAGTAGCAATGTGTAATGAATTATATCCATAACAATCGAAATAATCATAATAATCCATGTTTAAATCTCCTAATGTAGTATTTACATTAGCTCCAAATTCTAATAGTAATTTAACAATTTCAGGTTGATTAAATAGAGCAGCTACAGGAAGAGCATAACTATAATCATTTTGTTCTGAACTATTTATTTCTTCACTCATTAATAAAATCATCTCTACACCATCAATATCACCATACTTAATTCTTGTTAACAGTTCATTATTCATAACAATTTTATATAGTATTATTTAATTAAAAATTCAATTTTTCTTATATAAATATCAGTAGTTCATATTCTAATGATAGAACAGACAATGTTACTAGATATAATATAGTTAGATATATTTAATTTCGATATCTTGATCCCAAATGCTATCTTTATTGATTTCGGTATTAACATATGGAAAAGGTAGTAAATATTTAGCTTTAATTTTTTTATATGGTTCCTGTACTATTACATATATATTTGGATGATGATAATTTAATAATTCTCTACAGATTCCACATGGTGATTTTATTTTAATTCCTGATGAGGGGACTAAACTAACTATTGATATCCAACTATTTGGGGACGGGTCAATTAAATATGCTGAACTAATTGCAGCTGATTCACCATGACTGGTATTACCTGTTGGAGAATTACATGATAAACCTATAGCAATTTGTTTTTTATCTTTATGTAACATCCCAGTTATTAATAAGTGTCTTGTATAATCTGAAGTTTTTTTCTCAATTAAATTATAAAATTCGTTATCTGACCCTTGTATTACCGTATTTGTCATTGATTTTAATTTATTAATTAAATACATATCATCTTCATTTAGTTCATCTATTATTTTAGTATCCATAATATTAATAATTGAATTAATTCTTTATAGAAAAATTAATTTAATTTTATTCTTTAATAACTATTTCCATTGTTGTTTCGTCAATATGAAAATCTTTTTCCAAAGCAAATCCACAATTATTCCACCATGTTTTACTATCAAAATAAATACTTGGTATATTATTAAATCTATCAAAAAGATCATTTAATAATCTTTGTTTTATTAAATCCATTATTGAGTCCTGTGAAATAAAAATAGCTGTATCATCTAATTGAATAATATATAACGAAGCAATACTATTTAAAATTATATCAATAAGTGAACTGTCAAATGATAATAAGAAAAAATTAAAAATTACAACAGTAGCACTAAATATATAATTACATATTGAATCCATTAAATACATAATAAAATAATTTAAGGATAAATATTTTTTTTGTAAAAATATAGAATGAAAGTCTTTAGTATTTGACATTTGTTTATATGATATCATACAAGTAAATAAAAATATAATTGGAATAATTACTTTACCTTCAGTTAATGGAAATATATTATCAACTACATTGTCTTTAAAATTTAGTCCCATTAAGATTATTAATCCAGCTTGACATAAAAATGTAATAGTTGCATATACTTTATTTGTAAGATCACTAGAAAGTAATGCAATATGATAACAATTTAAACTTACTTGTGAATGATGTACTTCTTGACATTTCTTAATAACTTCAGATAAACATTTCCATACTTTATTATATTTAATAACCAGTGGTTTATGTTTATGTAACAAGGTTTCTTCTTTACCTGGTATATTCGAATTTCTTTTTTTGTCATTAGAAAAATTATAAATAATATAATTTAACATTCTATGAATTCTAGGAATAGCATACATGACTGTAAAATCACGATTTAATAATGCTTGATCAAATAATGATAAAATATCTGGATAATAAAAATAAAGAACATCTATACATGGACTCCACCCTTCCATTCTTGTAAATGAATCAATAAAAAAATTAAATACATTTGGATTTTCAATACCAATTAAATGATTATCCATAATAACTTTATCTAAATTTATTACTATTCTAGTATCTTGCATTAGTTTATTTAATTCTTTACGTAATTCCAAATGAAAATTATTATGTCTATCATATTCAATACTTGATTTTGTAAAATTATGTTTATTAAAAAATGATTTTAACACAGTTTGTTCTTTATCTTCTCGTAATTTTTTTAAATCTAATGATGCTTCAACTAGACTAATATTTCCTCTATCATAAAATATTTCTATTAAATTATCATCATTAAATACTCCTTCATAACATTCAACTACTTGAAGACAAAATAGACCAAAATTGGATAATCCAATACCTGATATTAAACAAGGTTTATTTACTGTTTCATAATCTAAATAATAAAGTGAATCATCAAATTTATCAAAGCTTGATTTTCTATTTCCTAATTGTAATTCATATATACCATATATAATTTTAATATAACTAATTTCTTGAATATAATAATCATTAATCTGTTTTACTCTTACTTGTATTTCTAAGAAATCAAAATGGGGTTTATCTTTATATATTATTAATTCGTCACTTGATAATAAATTAATAGTTTTTCCGTTATCATCTAAAGTTGTTTTCGAACCAATTATTAATTTATCATCTAGTTCAATTCCACCGATAATAACTTCTTTATTTTCAATTTCACTATAATAAAATCTAATTGATTTATATAAATCTGTTAATAAATACATATTTTTAATTGTACAGTTAGGTGTAAGATTAAAATTTCCTCTACTGCCTCCAATTACGTGCTCACATAATAATACCATATTTTATATTAAAATTATTTTTTTATATGAGTTCCACAAAATAAATATTAACATTTGCTTCATTAATGGTTAGTGACCAACCTTGCCATTCTGGTGAGCATGCCCACGCTGAAACAATGTCGCCTTTTTTTAAATCTGTTAATATAATTTTATAGTTAAAACCAATTTCTCGATTATAATAAATAAATTCTTTAATTTCTTTATTAACATATACTCTTATATGGGATTGACTAGTACCACCAAATTCTTGATCATGAAAAGTGCCAATAATTTCTATAGATTTAAATATTGTATTTTTAACATTTAAATTTGGAACTTCAAATTCTAAAAACATTTTATTATTGAAACCATACCCATATGCATCATCTTTATAATCAGTAGGACGTGTATTGGAATCTATATAATTGACAGTTAATGGTAATTCAGCTTGAAAGTTCATACGTATATTGGGAATTACCGAAGATATTTCTTCAACATCAGATATTCTATTTTTTAATTTATCAACTGATTTAAGTAATTCAGTTAAATCATTATGTTTAACTTCAACAGTTGCATAACATGAAGAAAAAATATTACATAAAAATTTTCGTTTATTAATTATTTTAGTAGATTCTTTTTCTAAACTATTTATTAATTCAGCTATTTTATTAAGATCTGTTTCTAGATCATTTTCATCTACTTTTTTATCTTTAATTTCACTTTTTAAAATATTTGATATATATCTAAGTATATCTACATAATCTTCACTATTATGTATTGCTATTTTTAAACTTTTGTTTTTAAATTTTGAGATTAAATTATCTATTTTTTCTAAATTTGACATTGTATATATATAAATATATATATAAATATATATTTATATATTCATGGTTTGTTGTGTCTGTAAAAAACAATTTATAAGAAGCATAGATTTAACAGAATATTATCAAAATAAAAGAAAATTTGATGATCATATTTCAAAAATAATAGATGTTTTAACAGAAGAAGAGTTATCAAAAAAAAATGATGAAATATGGGATACAATGTTAAATTCTGAAGCATTATTATTACTTCCTAATTATAAACCAAACAAATGTATTACCGAAAATTGTAATTCACAAATATGTAATTTTTGCTATAAAAATAAAAAAAATACTATATGTTTGGATTGTCTAAAACATCATTAGGTATAATATTATATGTAACTACAGTACCTATATTCTTTAAAAATATATTATCTTTTTGGATAAATTTAATTTTCATTTCAAAATTTGTTTCTTGTGCATGTTCATAAACATGTCTACTCATTTGTATTGTGTCAGCATCAGCTGTAGATTGTAATCGTGATGCTATATTTACAGTATTTCCTACAACACATAAACGTGGTACTTCATTTCCCAATATTCCAATATTTACTTTACCAATATTAATACCTATGCGAATACATAATGGAATATTATCTGGTGTTTTAATATTTTTAATTTCTTTGATAAATTCTAATCCTAATAAAATAATTTCTTTTATTACCAATTTATAATTAAGTTCGTGTCTATAAATATCACCAACCACCATATAAGCATCGCCAATAGTTTCTATTTTTTGTAAGTATGAATATTTTTTAATAATAGTATCAAAATGATCATAAACAGCATCTAATAATTTAAATATTGTATTGCCATCGTATCTTTTTGCTAATCCAGTATAATCAACTATATCCATAAACATAACACAAATAAAATTAAATTCTTTATTTTTACCAGTTCCAGTTCCAGTTTCAGTTCCAGTTTTAGCTATGGATCCAGTTCCAGATTGTATATAATCACCATCTAAATCAAAAGGTAAAATTTTTTTTAATAACTCTAATTTTAATTTTTCATTTGATTTAGGTATTCTATCTATAAATTTTTTTTTAGAATATTTAATTAAATCATTACAAAAAGGGGTTAATTTATTATTATTTTTTTCAAAATTGTTTATATTTTTTATCATATGTGAAACAAATTTTATACTTTGTAGATCCATATTGTCTTGAATTATAAGTTCTTGTTCATTGTAATTTGATATTACAATAGTACAGATAAATTGACACACAGTATCTGAAATATTATATAATGAATTAATAATATCTAAACTAAATAATCCGGTTATATCTAAAACATTAATTAACATAAATATTATCCATATCAAAATATATAGATTTGTAAATGGTAATTCTTTATATTTATATAATGATTTAATAAAAATGATTGCTGGAATTGATAAAACTATAGTAGATAAAGTATACAAAATTTGACCTTTATAAGGGATTACAAATATATGGGGAATTATAGATATTAGATGATAATGTATATTTATATCCCAAACTGATATCATATTTGCATCACAAAATATTTTTAATATTATTGGTGTAGTAAATACCCACATTGTGCCACGATTCATTTCATATTCTATAATAGTATAATTTTGTGAAACTAAAATATCTCTTAAATACTTTACGTATATAAAAGATAATATTATACTATTTTTATCTTTTGTTTTTGATAATAATAATTCATTACAAAGTATATATGAATATAAACTTAACATAAAATAGCTCGTCATATTTAATAAAAATTGTAACTCTTTATGATCTGAAATAATTTCATAATTATTATTAGTAATAATATAAGGTAAATATAGACTTTGTAATATTTTATCTATATTATAATACATAATAATATAGCATAAAGTTGTAATCATATTTATAATTAGAAAATAATCTTTATACATATAGTGATTGATTAGTTACTACATATTTTAGTGTCATATTAGCGATTTCTTTTAATTTACTCAATAATGATATATTACCAATGTATTCTGCAACTATTTCAATCTCACTAGATATATTATTTATTTTTAATAGAGCTTTCACAAATTCTCCTAAAAATATTCCTTTTTCTTTTTCCAAGCTTTGAAGAATAAATTTACATCCATCTGCATCAACTGCATCGCACCAGTTCATACTATGATTAATTAAATCATAATGAATATTATAATCTGTTCCTGTATTAATTTTATTTTCAATTTCAAAATCTAAATAACTATCATATTTTTCTTTTATATTATTTATTGTAGTTTCTAATAGTTTATTATTATTTTTACAAGTAATATTTTTAATATCATCAACAACATTTATATTAGTAAAACAACTAAATAATCCTACTAATTCTTTTGCTGAAAAATTATCTAATACATTATTAATTATTAATTCTGAAAATACTAAACAATTGACTTCTCTTAGATTGGTTCCAATTTTTCCTTTTTGTGTTAAATTAATATGATCTTCACTAATCATATTTTCTTTTTCTAAGAAATTTAATATAACATCAACATTATTATCCAAATATAAATTTATGTTTTGATATTCTTTTTCTAGATTTGTTAACTGTATTTGTTTATTTTTATTGTTGATAATACTTAATTTATCACTCTCTATCCATTTATTTGTGTCTTTTATTGTAGCTATTCTTCGTTCCATATCTTTTCTTTTTTTATTATTTGAAAATTTTAAGTTTTCTTGTAAATCTATATATTCTTCTATTATATGGATAGGTGTTCTAGTATTATAACCTTCGTGTTTTTGAAGTTCAGATTCTAATTTAGAAATATTTTGAAAAAAAGTACCTAGTTGTTTAGTAATATCTTCTTGAATCATACTTTTTTTTGCAAATTTAACAAAATCTGTTTCGCCTATATCAAGTAAATTTAGTAATAAGTTATATGAAATTTTAAATTTACTTGATAATTTTTGAGGCGTACCTTTTAACATATTTCTATAACCAGTTAATTCAACATTTTTAAATAGATTATTTAAATGAATCACTGACCCAATAGTATCAATCCCACGACGCCCAGCTCTACCAGCCATTTGGGTATATTCATGAGAATATAACATTCGCATATGGTTACCATCAAATTTATTACAATCAGTAAAAATAACTGATTTTGTAGGCATATTAATTCCAACAGCAAATGTTTCTGTAGCAAATAATAATTTTATGTAGCCTTTTGCATATAATAATTCTACCATTTCACGTAATACAGGCATTACACCGGCGTGATGAATAGCGATACCTTTTTCTAATAGTGATACCATATTTAAATATTCAGGTAATTCTAAATATTCTTGATAATTTGGTAATTTTCTCATAATTTGTTCACATTCATATCTAACTGTATAACCAACTTTTGAATCATCTTCTAATAATGGAACAGTAACTTCTTTTGCACAAATTTCTAATTGTTTTCTAGATAAAACAAAACATAATGCTGGTAACATATTATTTTCTTTCATATAATTACAAACTTCATTTATAATATGTTGTCTTTTAATAGTAACATTATTATCTTGAAATAATTTTAACATTTTTGTCATTTTATGATAATGCACTTCATTAAATTCACCTTTTGGTCCTTGTAAAATAAAAGGTTTATTAATAATATTATTAATTTCTTGATGTACAGCTTTATCTTTTATTGCTTTAAATATACCTTTATTTGTTGTTATAAAACTATAATGAGTTAACGGTACTACACGTTCATATGTTGTTGTTAAGTAAACTATTTTTCCAGAATTATTTACAGCTTGACCTTTTGTTTCACACCATTGTGCAAAAGTAGCAGGTGAATCTAATGTTGCTGATAACATAACCATTTGTATTTGTGGTGGTAACATCATTATAGTTTCTTCCCATACTTTACCTCGTTCAGGATCATTAATATAATGGACTTCATCAAAAATAACACATGCTAATTCATTATCAATATCCATATCAAACATTAATAATGATGAATCATTATTAGATTTATTAATTTTTTTATATAATGTATTTTGAAGTATTTCGGTTGTCATAATTAATACATCTGCTTCTGGATTAAATTTAATATCACCTGTTAAAATTCCAAAAGAAATGTTTGGAAATTTTTTTGTAAATTCATAAAATTTCTGATTTGATAATGCTTTAATAGGCGATGTATATATTACTTTTTTCCTTTGTGAAACAAAATATTCAATTGCAAATTCAGCAGGTAATGTTTTACCACTACCAGTGTGAGCAGTTACAAGTACGTGATTACCAGTTGTAATAGCTTCAATAGCATATTTTTGAAAACTACTAAGAGGAAAACTAAATTTTTCAAAATATTCATTGTCTTTTGAATAAGTATCTGAACATATTTTAACCATTAATAATAATATTATTTTAACTTTAAGTTAAAATTATTTTATTTTACAACGGTATTCTTTTTGTTTATTCATATCTTTAATTGGGTGATATAAAGTATTTTTATTTATTTCACTTAATTTCCAATCTCGTCTATAAATTATCATTCTCAATTGCGGTGGAGTCACATATTTTAATTTATATTTATTAGCCAATGTAGGAATTAATGCTTCTATAAAAAATAATGTATTATTTTCTTTTGCATAATTATTTATATGTTGTAATATTTTTTGTGACATTCTAACAGCACATACCATACCATTATAATATGGTGGACCAAAGTTTATATTTATATGATTCCAAAGCCAGTAATTTTTTTTACCCTCTAGATTAACTTTCATTCTGTTAGATATTAAATCTGTATTAGTATATAATAAATCTATATTTATAAGAGTTTGTTCATTATAAAAAAATACATCATCTTCAATAAACCAAATATTATTATATTTAGTATTAATATTAGAAAAATATAATAATGCTTTATCCCATCCAGATATTTTTTTTTTTAATGTAAAGTTAGCATCAACAAAACCTAACTGTTCACATACTTCATTATTAATTTGAATAAAATTAATAGTTGGGTATTTATATATAATATTGTAGTCTTCACTATTATCATCAATTAGTAAATATATATCATAATTTTTGAATTTTTGTAAAAAATCAAGCCATATTATATTTGGTTTATAGGCAATTAAACAAATACATTTGTCCATTATTATATAAAGAATTATATTATTTATATAATAATGTTTTACGAAAATATAATTATTGGTGCAGGACCTGCTGGGTTACAAGCTGCTTATTTTTTTAAAAAATATAATATAAATTATTTAGTACTTGAGAAAAATAAAATATGTGGATCGTTTTTTAATCATTATCCCCATTCTGGAAAACTTATATCAATAAATAAAAAATATACAGGTAGTGATAATAAAGATTTTAATTTACGGCATGATTGGAATTCATTATTAAACGA